GTTGTTGATGTATGTGATGTCACAACAAAAGTCAATTTATGAATACAAAACTCCAGTAGCGTCATGGGATTTCCGGATCAACGAGACATCGTATACATTAGGAGAACTCAAAGATGCCTGCTCGAAACTGGGCAAGAAGTGGTGCTTCCAATTGGAAGAGGGGGATACTTCTGGGTATCGCCATTATCAGGGGAGGCTTTCACTATTCAAGAAGAAGCGAGGGGCGGAGCTTGCAGCCCTTTGGCAGAAGTGTGGAGACCTACCGAATTACATAGGTCCAACTCTGAGCCAGAATCAGGGGAACGAGTTTTACCAGCAGAAGCTGGATACGAGGATAGACGGCCCTTGGACGAACAAGGATACAATCCAATTCATTCCGACGGAATTTGCAAGTCAGAACTTGAGGCCTTGGCAGACGGACTTACTGACGAAGAGCTCGACCGCTTCTTCGCGACAAGTTGACGTCATTGTAGATACGGCTGGAAACCACGGTAAATCGTGGATCTCCGCCTGGTGCCATTTACATAACAAAGGTTACGATATTCCGCCCATCGGCAGAGCCGAGGACCTCATGGCAGCCGTGATGGGCATGCTGATGGCGAAGGAGGACAGGGACCCGAAGATTATCTTCGTAGACCTGCCCAGATCGATGAAGCAAGATAAGCTTCAAAGTCTTTTTGTAGCCTTAGAATCGATCAAGAAAGGCCGTGTGTACGACTTTCGGTACGCATACAAGGAATGGTGGTTTAATTCACCACGAGTGTGGTGCTTTATGAACCAAGTTCCTGATGCTGGTTACCTCTCTGCCGATCGGTGGAAACTATGGAAAATCGAAGATGATCAATTAGTTTCATTTACTTAACGCATTTTTAGGCGCTGCGCTGGAACAACAGTAAAAATGCTATACTATATTTCTTTTTGATAACCGGCACAACCGGAACATTTAGTAAAAGTGTACCCATTTTTATAATCAAATGTGGTCACCCAGAATTATAATCAATCTGGTGAAATTAGACGGGTCAGACCGTCCTTCGGTGTCGCTCGACAACAAAAGTTGATAGTAGAATCGAGACGGAAAGACAAACCAGACGAGCCATAAAGGGCATTTTCGTCCATGGCTGTACCATCGACTTTGCGAATCAATAGAGTCAGAGTGTAGTGTTCTACAGCGGTTTCATCAAGCTTTCCAGCTTCGGGGAGAGTGGTTTCGTACCAACCAGGGCGACCCATATAGATCGCCGCTTCATTAGTATGCTCTTTACCTTGAGCAGCACCGTACTTAACTACGGTGGGTTTCATAGCTTTGAAATATTGAGTGCGAGATGGAAGGATACGCCTTCCCTTACGCATTGTAGTGTTGAGCCAGTAGTCAAGTTGAGGACCATCTAGACTCTGTAGTGTGTTGTCTGAGTCCTGGTGAGCTGCGGGGACTACGAACATTTCATAGTTTGGTAAGTTGCGATCCACGTTGTTGGTAGCGTGATTGCTGTCAATGATGGCAATCTCATTTCCTTGGGAGTAGTTGGGTGTCAATTTGTGACTGATAGTCTTGATCTGGTATTGAGAAAAGAGACCAGAGTAGTCGTTTTCACGAGTATAGTGATGACCGTTGCCGTGCACGTGGTGAGTAGGGTTGTTTGCATCAATGAATGTCTGAGTGTGACAGCGTGGAAACATCTTCCACGACTCGGTAAGGTGGATAACCATGTATTTGTCATCGGAAGTCATGTGTACATGTTCATACCCGGCCATTTTGGTGGTCACGCCGTTAGCTGTGACTGCATAATCCGCTCCAATACGTATGTTAAGACTACGAGAAGCACGAAAAGGGTACTGTTGCGGGGGTTGTCTGATAGAGCGCCTAAGCGCGAGACGAGGTTTGGTAGACAAGCTCTTGAACGACTTGCGTCGTGACTGTCGTAATTTTCGGGCGACTCTTCGGAAGGTTGTTGGTGCTGAGTATCGACCTCTCTTTTTTGGGATGGTTCTTTGGCCATATGGCATGTTGGACCCACAATGTTTAGACACAGTGGGTCATGGTAATACCTATATAGGTTAGTGTTGTTGTTGTTGATGTATGTGATGTCACAACAAAAGTCAATTTATGAATACAAAACTCCAGTAGCGTCATGGGATTTCCGGATCAACGAGACATCGTATACATTAGGAGAACTCAAAGATGCCTGCTC